TACTAAGCTATCTAAAAAAAAGAAAGCAAAAAAATCATTGTTCCAAATTAACTATATATACAAATAATCAAGGTCCACAAGAATGGGCGAAATTTATTATTGGCTATTTCGAATCCAAACTCGGCTATAAATTATTTGACCAAATCGTCGCCGCTTTTAAAGTTCAAGGGAAACGAGTTGAATTATGTAGAACCAGTCATATGAAAAATCATCAAGATTTAATTCGATGTACAAAGGTTCCCGCTACTACTCAAATCTGCTTTTTAGATGATGTGTTTTATCCTAAAATGGAAGCACCTAACATATATTATATTAACATCAAACCATACATTCATGACTTACCTTTTGACACAATGATTGATCGGTTTTTACAAAGCAATATTATACCAATAACTGAAGAAAAACAAGAACAAATCCAAAAACACGAGTTACTCGCATATTTAAAACGGTATCATTATTCTTACACAAATAAGGACCAAACATCTATAAATATTGATAAAATCTTATCCAAAAAAATCATGAACCATTTAGCCATATTTTTTGATAGTATTCCTCCATCTACCAACAAAACTCGAGGAAATAAAAGATGTACTAACAAAACTCGAAAAATACGTAAACATAAATAAATTTAGCAATCTAATAACCTATTAACCCAATCCCATTATTAACCTTGTAAATAATGCTTAATATCATCTAAATATGTCATGAGTATTTGATTTATAGCAGTGGTCGTAAATAAAAAGAGCCCAGCACTAAACGCGATTTTCGCATCTAATTGAGTGAATTTAACCCTTCTAAATGGGTTAAAACGATAAATTAAGAAAAGACTCACGTATATTTTAACGTAATATTGTAGGTCATCCAAATACTGAGGCGCGTTTGCGGACAAACCTAGAACAATCAATATATAAAGTGCCCATGTAACATATATAATAATATTAAAAATATAAACTTGCGCAACATGTAGTGTTCTGTTAAACATTTGGGTTTATATATTTTATGTATATTTTATGCTTACAAAAAATTTAATTGTAAATGGCCAATGTTCTAGCACTCGGGTCAGACGATTGTATATATTTTGGCATCCAATAATACGGTACAATATGCTCACAATTTGGGTATAAACTTGTGAAAAGCTGTTTATAAAAATATTTTTCAGTCTCTATTGAGGGTGTAAAATATACAGTATTTCTTGTCATATTCAAGTTGGTCGCAATTTTTTCTTGAATAATTGTATACAATGAACGCCCCTTTGAACTAACCCCGTCACTAAATGCTTCCTTCTTTCTCCATAGGATTTCGTGCGGTAGCAACGGTAAACCCTCATAATTAGCGAAATTATTTACGGAGAAGCTCTCTCTTAAGATATATTTTTCTATGTTTGTTTCACGATGTTTGTGATTTCGAAAATAGGGTGGTATTGACAAAACAAAATTCACAAAACTTCTGTCCAAAAAAGGTGTTCTAGGTTCCAGTCCATTGGATGAAATGGACTTGTCTGAACGTAATACATCAAACAAATGAATATCTTTCAACAATCTTCTAGATTCTGCGTCAAATTCTATATCATCCGGACATTTATTCATATACAAGTAACCACCCAAAAGCTCATCTGAACCGTCACCGTTAAAAATCACCTTAGCATCAGAATGCTGCGAAATATATTTTCCTAATAGATAATTACCGATGCTGGCTCTAACTGTAGTGGTATCATAGCTTTCAATCGCTTCAATGACCTCTGGAATAGCATCAAACATCTCATCTTCTGTTACCACAATTTCCGTATGATTTGTGCCTAAATAGTCGGCGACTATACGAGCATATCGCAAGTCCTCCGAACCTTCTAATCCAATGCTATAGGTTTCCAATTTACTGGGTATACGGTTAATTTGATAATAATTATGAACTAAAGCTGTTATTAAACTGCTATCTAAACCTCCGGATAACAAGCAAGCAATCGGCCTATCAGTAGTTAAACACCGTTTGTTTACCGCTGCTTCCAAATACGACGCCAATTGTAAATACATATTTTCAACAAATATAGGGGTAGTTACGTTATTAATGAGCCAACTATGAGAAAAACTAGGAATAAAATATTTGCTGTTTTCCTTTTCTACACACCAATACGTATTTACCATATTTCCTAAATAAAATACAGAATATGTACCGGGTTCAAACTGTTCGATAGTTAGCGCTTGTGGATCCGCATTATAAAATGCTTCCAAACATTTTAATTCAGAGGCAAAACCGATGGTAAAGTTCACATTTTTTTGGTCCAGAGTTTTAATTAAACCATTTTTCTTGGCTATATTTTTTAAGTAGTATAGAGGTCTTATACCAAGTGGGTCTCGCGCTACGTATATACGGCTTGACAAATCACTTGTCGTGCGATTATCATATAAAATAAATGAAAAAACTCCGTCTAACATTGTCAATGTCTGTTCAATTCCATATTTCTTATACAAATGAATAATGACTTCGCAGTCTGAATCGGTCGTTGGCACGCTATTACTATATGTATATAATTGCTTATAGTTATATATTTCCCCGTTACATATTAAAATAATATCATCAATGACGATGGGTTGATTGGATTCTTGGTTTAGTCCATTTATTGCTAGACGATGAAAACCTAGGACCACCTTCATATAATAAATCGCCAATTTAGAAAATTCTGGGCCACGTCTCTTACCTTTTTCAAATTGTGTTTGGATAATTTGCTTAGGAAGAGTATTATTTAGAAGAGCAAAGATACCGCACATTTTATACTATATCAACCCTTCTGTTTAAACGATTTATTTTTATTTAATTTTAAGATAATCTTTATAATATTTATATATAAAAATGGATATAAATAGTTTTCAAGATCACCCATCTTCACTTAAACAACAAATAACTTATGAACGCTCAAATAGACGAAATTACTCAACACATCCTTTACAACCTCATTTGGAAGCTCGGCCCGTCCAAACAAAATATTCCATTATGCCGATAGTTTCTCCAGCGCAACAAATTAACACACCGCTTACACAGCAACCTACTTACGATTGTAGTAAAATATATCATCCGACAAATAAGGGTCCATGGTCTGGTTACGCATCAAATATTAATCACGAGTCTGATTTGCGCAATCAATTTTATCCGTTATCTGACTGTAGTACTAACGCATATATTCCTTCTAGTAAAAGCAGTTTATATCAAGTCAAATGGAAAAACAACAATAATGTGGAACAACCTTTTCCGAATTTATTTAAAACGGAGAAATTTTGTCCGATGAATCCTAACCCAGAACCCAACACAATAGGATATGCTCTTTTTAATAATGCGACTAGACAACAAGTAAAGGATTTATCATAATTCCATATCGTTTCGCGTTCAAATTTAATTAAATATAAAATTTTATTTAATTAAAACCAGAAATGTCGGACGACTTGGTAAACCAACTAACACTTAACTTCTTAATTAGTAAAACCCAATTACAAAAATTAAACAAAAGATTAAAAGATGATACTGAACAGCATAGAAAGACAGATAAAGAAATATATGGTGACCGAATAAAAGAATTATTTAGTGATTTGTTAGTAAATAAAATACCTAGTGACTTGTTAATCGACGTAAAAACAAGTTTTGATTGTTTTGTAGACAAATGTGTCTATTATTTTAAGGTTCATGATAATAATGAAGTATTAGAGCAAGAACGCAACTCTAATATAGATATTCACGATGATATCGATTATGAAAAACAAGAACGAGCCATTGAACTTGGAAACTATAAAGAAAGGCACTGTCCCGATTCCGATTCCGATTCAAACAGTAGCGACTCCACACCAAATAGTGGAGATGATGACAATGCTGAACCAATAGATAATACAAATATAATTGACACAAAACAAGAACAAATCTCTTTTAATCATTCTTCACAAGAAGAACCGAGATCCAATGAACCAAAAAGGTACCACAAGAAACCCCAAAGTGTTACCGAAACACAACGGCTACCATTAGACTGGTTTCAGTCTGTTCGCCAAAATTATAAACAAAACCATATTATACCTAGAACAAAGGACGTTATTATAAATGGACATAACCATTCACCTTTTAGGGATGAAAAAAAAGAAAATCTAAGTAGAATATATGAGAAATACTAATAAAACCCGGAAGCGCAGTAGAGTAACCAAAAAAACACGAAAAAATAAAACTAAACGCGCAAAAACATTCATTAAATTAAATTGTAGCCCAGAGAATAAAGACAAACAATATACATGTTATACGGATAAAGAATTATTATTATTACGCGCCATGTGGAATAAACGTCATCCAGATAGACCGATAACAAGTACAAAATCGGAAGAAATATGGTCGCAATTGAAATACTATTATACTAACATATGTAACAAAGAATCGTGCTGGGTTCGTCAAATGGTAAAAAACACGACCATGGAAAAGGAATTATTGGATTCTTTCGCACCCGAATCGCCAAAAGAGTGGAAGAAAAATCCAAACGCATGGTTATCAAGTCTTGATATTCTCCAAGTCATGAATCAATATGAGAAGAAATACAAGTGCTTTGAATTTCTTGGCCCTTCTCCTATTAATTACGATAGTCATCACGTAAATGGTGAATGCGTATGGGAAGAATTATGCGAATTTAACTTAGCAGACCAAATTAAACGCGGTAAAACGAAAGTTGGTGTTATTTTTAATACAGATCCGGATTATAAAGGCGGTGAACACTGGATATCATTATTTATTAATATAAAGAAAGGTACAATCTTTTTCTTTGATAGTGCTGGTAATCCAGTACCGAAACAGATAAATAAATTCGTTAAAACAGTTACTAAACAAGGAACACAACTAACAAAACCAATATTATTTGAGTTCGATCAAAATTATCCGGTAGAACATCAATATAAAAACACAGAATGCGGTGTTTACAGTATATTTTTTATTATTCACATGTTAGAAGATAAAATTACTAGCCACTATTTAAAGACTCATATTCTTAAGGATAGATTTATGGAGAAGTTTAGGAAAGTTTATTTTAATGTAGAGCTATAACGCTATACCATTTTATAATGAAATGTTTCAAAATCATCATCGAATAAGTCATTTATTTTTTGAATAGTTTCCTTTGTTAGGTTTATTTCATCGGTCTTTGATTCCATTGATGAGTTCAATTGTTTGGGAGTATGAACTATTTTATTAAAACCAATAATATTTAATATTTTTTTAAAATCCTCTTCCAAGTTTTCAAAACGACCTATAATATCTATTCCACATTTTCCATCTACGTCTTCTATTTGTCTTTTTTGTGACATAAATACATGCCCATATTCAATATCGGAAACATCAAAAGGGTCTTTATTCAAATATTCTGAGAAAGATAAATTATATTTAAAGTTTTTAATCATATAATTTGCGCCCGAACGAGCCCGTTCGTATGGATTTCGAATGAAACAAAATTTGGTATAAGTTTTCCATTTTTCAGAATCCATGCCACAAATCTGGTTAATATAGTCGCTTGTTTTACAATATGACAATATTCCCATTACTTTATTGTAAAAAGTATAGTTATTATGATTATGTCTAGTTAACACTGTTTTAAATTCCTTGGTTCGACACACATGTTCATGATCGGGACGTCGTCTTAACAATAATTTTAAATAACTTTTGAATCCGTAATAGTTTATAAGTGTATGACCTATATATGTTCCCCCCGTTTTGGGTATATGTATATATATTGCTTTTTTCTCATGATTGATAAATAGCATTATAATGTATGTGTATAAAAAATAACTAAATATTATTTTCGGTTATAAATATTTACAGATAAGGATTTTAATAAAT